GTTAGATCAGCAATGTCTTTTGTAAGTTTCTTCCCATATGCTGCATCAAGTGCAGCCACCCCGGCCTCAGTTGTCAGACCATTGTTGACCAGCGGCGGCATCGGCCCCTGGGGTCCCTGTATACCCTGTGGCCCCTGTATCCCCTGCGGACCTTGGATTCCCTGCGGGCCTCTTATGTTACCAATTAAAATTCTGGGCATCGCCCCACCTCCTATTCGTCCACAACCAGATACAAGTTTCCGGTTGCTGTTTCAAACTCAAGATTAGGTACTGCTGACCCATCTTGATAGATTGCATACAGATTTCCATTCGAGTCAAGTTCAAGGCTGAACAGGCAATCGCCCTTGTCTCCTTTGGGGCCTTGCGGACCAACAACCGGTCCAAGAAGTTCCTCGCGTTTTGCCATTGGCATCACCTCTATTCATTGAATATCGCATACAGATTCCCATTGCGAATTTCGAAACTTGGCGTTACGCCAGCCGGTCCCTGCGGGCCCGTTGCGCCTGTTGCACCTTTTGCGCCTGCGGGGCCTGTAGGTCCTTGTGCTCCGGTGTCTCCTTTTGCGCCTTGCGGCCCTGTCTGTCCTGTTGCTCCCTTGATATTTCCAGTTTTCGTCCACGCACCGGATGCTCGCTTATAAACATCCCAGTTTGACGTATTGATATAGTAATCTCCGTCTTTCCCCTGCGTTGTTGGTGCCACCGTCCCCGATAACCAGGCCGATCCGTCTGCACCTTTTGGTCCTTGCGGTCCGGTTGCTCCCGTATTTCCCTTCGGGCCTTGTGGTCCTACAACGGAACCTAAATTTTCTTCCCTTACGGCCACACTTAATTCTCCTTTCCATATTTCGCGATCAGGTCACCGTCACGGACCTCAAAAGATACTCCAGCTTCCCGATCACTCCACGCAACATCGTAATCATTATTGCTTGCTTTCTCCAGCACTTGACCGGCAGCGCCACCATTTGGGACTCCGCCAACATTGGTTGGCTCTATAACTGGTTTTTCGTCAAAGACGTAATATAGATTGCCAGTATCCGAATCGTAATGGAATGTGGGCGGACTATCCTGATCCTGGTATTCTGCGTACAGATTGCCCTCTCCATCCAGGTACAGGGAGAATATACCATTTGTTGGCGCTGTCACGCCGGACTCTCCCTTGGGGCCTTGTGGTCCAGTTGCCCCTGTATCTCCCTTAAACTCCCCATTGGCAGCACGCTTCAAGAGATCATCCCTTACGCTGGCGGCATTTTCAGCTGCGTTATTTGCATTTTGAGCCGCAACATCCGCTTTAAGGGCTGATTCTTCGGTTTTGATGATAGAATCATCTACCGATTGTTTCATTCCCTCGATCTGCTGTTCAAGCTGCTCCAGCTCTGTTAATCGTTCTTTCGGAATGTTTCCAGGGGTATCGATTGTGTTCTCGACGTATACCGTTCCTCTGTTCGTAGCCCACTTGACTGTGCCGTTATCGTCGTATCCGCGAATGGCGATCCATACCGTTCCGGCTGTTGTCAAGCAACTGTGCGGTATTGTCCAGGTCAGAAGGATACTATCCTCCCGCACCTCAACGTCCAGTAGGCTTGTGTCCTTTTTCTCTCCTTGATACTCCAAGTCCAGGCGGAAATTTAGGTGGGACAGATCCATTCCGCCGGCCGTCACCCGGTCGATCAGAAAGTGTCTGACCTCAGAGTTATCATCGTAGGTTGTACCGATCTGGTTCTCGTCTCTCGGAATCACCAGCTGTCTTCCTCTGACTGTTATCATCTATCCCACCTCCAGATTATTTGTATTCCACCATCCGGCTTTCTTCCATCACGCGCTCGGCCACCTGAATCTGCTCCTCAGACAGCGCCAGCACGTTGTAGACGGATTCAGGAAGGTCAAGCCATACACCGCGCTCGACCAGATAGCCTTTTCCGTTGACGCCTACGAATTTGTCTCCTTTGTATCTCCCACCGTCTTTAAACAACTTGAATCTTACCGTCTTTTCCGGCTCCTTTTTGGGAGGCTCCTTCTCCATAGCATTCTCAACCGTAGTTTCTTTTTCTACGGTTTTCTCATCTTCCATTACCTCAGCGGTAATTGTCTCTGTGGTTGCTTCGATTTTGCTTCTTGCCATAGTCCCCCTCCTTAGTTCGCGGCGTGATCATTGAATGTGGATGCCGTTTCGATGCGGATCATATACTGTTCCGTCAGAATTTCAGTTACTTTCAGCGCTTTCCAGCCCACCGTTGCACGCTGGTTGAGCGGATCGGCGGTTCCAGCGCTTCCGAGCTGCTTAATGATTGTCTCCAATCCTCCGCCCTCAACCTTCGTCGTTGCGTAAGCATTTTCGCCAATGATCAGTGTGGAATATACATCAATCCCATCCGCTCCGGCACTCACGAACTTTTTGGCTTCCGAAGTTTCAACGAAACGGACATCTTCAAGGGTCCCGATCTCGCCATTATAAATACGTTCCGGGTTCTTATACTTGATCACATCGATAAAACGATCCTTGTCACTGGTCAGGTCATAGGCGCAATCCTGGTGGATGATACCCAGATAGTGTCCGTTGATCTTCTCCGCGTGCTGCACCTTTAAGGCTCTGACCGCACGCTTGACCATATCGACGGTTAGTTTCATGTTCGCGGTAATCTGATTTCTAGCGGTCACCGTACCGTCTCCAAAGATCACGTTGGTTCCAGTGTTCATGACCTCGCGCGAAATGGTGTCGAGAGTCCGTCCAGCCTGGGAGCCGATCATCTTGGTGGCTTCCTGGATGTTTTTGTCGATTGCCGTCAGGATCAGCAGGTCGGACAGGGAAATATATCCGCCGTACTGCTTAACCTCTGCCTCCAGCGTGGTAACGCTCATCTTCTGGCCTTCAGGTGTTACACCCTCGGTCAGCGGCGTTAAGGCTTTCTCCAAGGGATTATAGCGGCGAAACTCAATCTTTTTGCCCCCGTTCTTAGGAATATTTCTCGTCTGTGCCGCCTGATCATGTACCAGGTTCGGCTCTGCCGTTTCAATCAGGGTCCGATCATAAAATGTTTTCATTTCGGCGCTGAGTGTATCAGTGCCAGTTGTGTTAAGCTCAAATAATCTCAGGTTCACTTTCAAAATGACTCTGGTTCTGTTAATAGTTCTGTTCATTGTTCTCCTTTCGTCAAAGCACAATCTTTTCATCATTGTCTACTCGATCCTGTAATTTGCGGAACTCTTCCTTGCTCAGTTTCCATACGTCCACTTTGAGCTTGGCGGCTGCTCCGTTACCCGTTCCGTTTTCCGAAGGACGCGCCGCGCCGGACCTGATTGTGTCAGCTACCTTCTTTTTGGTCTGGCTCTCCGCCGTGGCGATCAGGCCGCGGTTAATTTCGTCAAAGTGCAGCGCCTTATAAGCTGTGGTCACATCGATTCCCGAGCCAAGTAGGCGGACAAATTCGGGATTCTGGCATTCCGCATCCATGTCGAATCCCGGGAACTGCTGCTGGCACTCGGTTGCCTCCCGGTTCCATCTGGCCCAGGTCTGGTCCCGCTGGCGAATCTGTTCGGCCTGCTGCTGGGCCTTTAAGAGCTGATTGTTCTGGCGGCGCAGGTTCAGCATGTCCTTGTACTGCTGCACAGTCAGCCCTTCCTTGGCTGCGGCCTCCTCAAACATGGCGTCGTCCTTCTCAATGGCGGAGATAATGTCCTCCACCTTTCCACCGGATACCTGATATCGTGCTCCCAGCAGGTCAAGCAACTGTCCGTAGGAATCAAGCTGCTGATGGAGCTGCTGGTTTTCGCGATACCGGCGGTTGATTGCAGACTGTACCTCCTCACTGTACAGGTCCTTGTAATCAGCCTTGAATTTCTCATAGGCCGCTTTGCGTTCCTCCGGCGTCGGCTGCGCAGGTTCTTCCTCTGGCGTTTCCTGCCCCTCTGCCGCTTCGCTTCCCGTTTCGGTTCCCTCTGCCGCCGGTGCTGTTGCGGCTGCGGCGGCTCCCGCGCCACCTTCTCCGTCAAATAACCTCAGATTCGCAAGTAACATTTTTCTTTTCATGTAATTCTCCTTTCACGGTCTTTCCCGAGAGTCATAATTCACGGTCTTTCCCGAGAGCCAGGCATTTGCCATCTGGGTATACCATACCAGATTTTATTTGCCGATGCCCCCACCCCATTTTCACGTAGTCTGAAAAAGTGCTTGACAAGATTTCAAAGCCGGTCCTTATGGCCTCGATCTTGTCTTGCAACTCCTGAGCATGGGCGCTTTTCGGCAATATCCGCAGGTCAATCAGACCCGGGGTGCAGGTCATTTGTGCAATGCTCACTTTCTTTTCCTGCTCCATGTCTATCGCGATCTGCATCGCGGTCTGGCCCAGGATGGACACGGAAGCGCATACCAGGTCATGGCCCTCCGGCAGGTGGTTGGCTGCTCCATATCCGGCGTGACCCTCAATCTTTACGCGGGCGTATCCCATCCCGTTGGTTATGTATACGTGTGTCATGCTCGTACCTCCGTGGCCGTGGCAACCCGTTCGCGGGCCTGGCCTGCCTGGCTGTTATCGGTGCTTACAGGCGCGCCCAAGCTATTGGTTTTAACCTGCTGCGGGTTGACATTGATTCCGGTCTGCGCCGGTCCTGCCATCTGGCCCACCGCATCCAGCAGTTTGGTATTGCCCGTTGTCTGTGCAATTACATCCGCCATCTGGACCATAGCAGCCTGCATCTGCTGTATCTGTTGATACATCAGGCCGTTCTCCTGAATCTTTTTCAGAACTTCGTCGCGCCGGTCGAAGTCCATCATTGTAACCACGGCCATTGCCTGATCCGCAATTTGCGGGTTGAATACGCCCATGCCGAACAATTCCTTGGCCAACTCATTGTTGGCGATTCGGCTGTAGGGGCTGGCCTTCTGGGCCGCAACCTTGATGTCAAATACCGGTCTGCGGGCCGAAAGCTCCCCGTCCATCATGCTATCTTGCTGAGGCTGCAAGCTTTCATTGGTCAGCTCGATATACTGGGCTTCCCCATTGGGTTGTGTGATCCGGTAACAACGCGGGAGCGTGTAGAATTGTCGGATCAACTCAATCACCATCGTGACCGTGCTGGAGTAGGCAGTATAGGTTTCCTTGATCATGTCGCGGGAAAGCTTACTCCCGGCCTCCTGGAGCGCAGCAATGGCACTGGCCGCGGTCACGCCCGATGTGGTCCCACCCTGGGAGAAGTCGCGGTTCCCGGAGGTCTCTTTCAGTTCTTCGATCTTCTCCTCGCGGATTTTGAACACACCGTCCGACATCTGAGGGACCTTGATCTGCTGTATCTGGGACTCGTCCACCGATCCTGAGCAGTGTACGAAGTCGTTGGACATATCGGCAAATTCCTGCTCGTTGATGCCTGCGCTGTTTGAGACGAAATACCTGGGGCGGTTCAGCATGGCATTTTTGAGGATCACCTGGTCCAACTTGTCGATATACTCTTGTGGATTGACCATGATATCCAGGTAGCCGAACCCCGCAGGGCTTCCCTTCTCCGGGAACATAGCGTCGCACACGAACGGGTACATTCCATGGTCATACCAGCCCGTATACTGCATTTCCTGGTCGTTTTCCGTGGCATATAGAACCACTCCAGGAATGAACTTGCAGTAATGCAGGATGGTTTTCGTGGTCATGATCCCATTGACTTCAGCTCGTATGCGCTTTTTGTAGTACCAATCAATCACCTGCACCTTATTCGTGGTGTCCAAATTGGACTCGTACAGGTATTCCGGCTTGTAGATGATCTCCGCTTGGGTCTTGTCCTTGATTTCCGGGTATTCCTCCTCCAGCAGGTCCCGATCCATCATTTCGACTGTAAAGACATTGCGGGATTTCTGGATATCCTCCACCCCAGCCTCCCAAAACATGTTGATCACGTCCATATGCTTGATGTCGATGTCTCCCAGGCCGTTCTCTTTCTCGGGGTTCCAGAACACCCCATAGATTCCAGTTCCGATTTTCGGTTTGTCCCAGGAGCATTCCGAGTAGGTACGCTCAAACCCATTCTGTTCCAGGATCACCGGCACCACGGAGGAAAGCATTTTTGCGATCTCTCGGTCGCTCTCCTCGCGCTCTAATATGGCCGGACAGGGGAAATTGTCCATAAAGTCAGCGTGCTTGTTGATAATACTGTTAAACAGCCATGCACTGACCGGCTGCGTATCATTGGGATTACTTGAGTCACTGCTGAACCGGTCCCAGTGGTTATTTTTCCACCACTCCTCAGCGTTGACGATCCGATCCGTCAACGCCTGCTTATCGCGCTTGTACTGGAGCAGGGTTTGAAGGGCCTCGTCAATTTCTTTGGTGCCGATTGGTTGTTCCGTTGTTATAATATTCTCTTCGTCCATGTATACCTCCTATACTCGGATGAACCGGTATGTTTTCTTGATCTCGTCGGATCGCTGATCAAGCGGATCGTTCAGGTCAACCGGCTTTTTCACGTTCTTACGGGTTGCGATCACACGGGACATGAGCGCATATCTGCACTCATCGTAGATGTGATCTTCCTGGGTTGTATCGATATCCTCCACATGTTTCTCGTCGTACACCAAATTGGGGAAGGTGCGAATGAAGTTTTTGCTAGTGTTAAACACGTAGAACATAGCGCGCCCATCTTCGTCAAAGGCCAAGCGGTAATGATATTGCATCTTTCCTGCGATCCGGTGGTTATCACCTGGATTCCAGTACACCCGCTCTTTCGCCATGATGTCCGCGATTGATTCGCCGCGGCTCTTATCGAAAATGGATGGGTCCGCAATTCCGGTGATCCTCCGGCCTTTCAGGTGTTCATCTGTTTCTTCGATCTCTCGTATCTGGCGGGCCTGCTCCGCGGGATCAATCTTGATTCCCACGTTGTCCTCTCCCTCTATGCCGCCGTATAGCTCCCGTATACGGTAGATGCAGCCCCGATAATCCACGGCGTACCAGCCAACAGAGAACGGTTTGGCGTATCCGAAATCGTATCCCCTGATGATCTCCCACCCATCCGGTATCTTGAATGGATTGATCACATGGGTCCATTGCTGGGTATCATAGTTATCCGGGTCGTTGGTCCACTCAGAGAACACCTGGCCGCTGAATGCGTCCCAGTCTCCGTACAGCAGGGCATTGCGATCCGCCTCCGGCATCATAGCCAACGAAGCCATATAGGCCGGGTTGTTCCGGCGCAGGTCAGGATTATCCAGAACACTTGACGGAATGAAGATTCGATCCTTTGTGATCTTTGTGGTTCCGCCTCCGGGAACAGGTATTTCCAGTTCTTCCACGATGGTAGTCTCCGGTTTTGCTGCGGAGACAAAGCGCTGCTTCACCCAGTGATGTCCGACTCCACCAGGGTTTGCGGTTGACCTGACATAGACACGTAGACCTGGACCGGATGAACGGTTACGGGAAATCATGTACATGTACTCGTCTTTGGTGAAATGTGTAAGCTCATCGAAGCCCACAAAGTCAAAGTGTCGGCCCTGGTATCTGTATTTGTCTTTGGTGTGCTGCATGCTTCCGAAATAGATTTTCGCTCCGCTCGGGAAGGTCCATGCATGTTTTGACTCATTGTATTTGCACCCTGGTACAGCTGCTGGGTACAGTTCCATGGACCGGCTGATCACGTCCTCCAATTCCGGGTATGTCTTTCGAAGAATAATCGCCCGGTAATGCCTGATATGGACTTGGCGCAGTGCTTCCACCACCAGGTAATCCGTCTTTCCGCCACCTGCGGCTCCACCGTACAGGGCTTCATACTCCATGCGGGACATCATCTTGCGTTGGCGCTCATTTGGCGCCCACAGAACCGGGTGCTTGCGCAGGTATTCCTTGGCGTCGAATGGCTTATCTTTGTTCCGCATTCTGCTTTTCTTTCTCCTCCTCCATCATTTTTTTGATCTGCCCGGCCATTGCCTCATTCATAATCACCATGCCTACGTTTTCTCCATCCTCCCCGCCCTCTGATGGCAGAAGCTTTTCGCGATACTCGTTCGGCATCTTGTTTTTTAGATAGAACATGATCGCCCGGGTGTCCGGCTTGATGTATTCCGTCTCCTCTGCGGTTTGCAGTTCTTCCTTCTCTCCCTTACGTTTTCCGTCCTGGCCAAACTCAACCGTTTTGACCTTGAATACCTTTTTCACCGTGACATGGAAGCCCAAGGACATCTTGAACAGGCTGTTTTCGACCAGACGGTTTGCAAAATCCTTGCCGGTTGACAGGGCTTTGCGGATCGGTTCATGCTTCTTTTTCCACTCGGACAGCGTGGACCGGCTGATCCCGATTGCCTTGGCGATCTCCTCGTCCGTCTGCCCGGCCCGCGCCCATGCAGCCAGCACAGACAGGTTATCTTCGTTCTCTGCCCACTCTTGCCACCTCTGCCTTGCCATTGCTTCACCTCCTGTCAACCATTTTATCTAATTTTTTTTGCCGATGCCCCCACCCCATTTCCTGTCCGATTTTGACCGGTTTTGCGCACAAAAAAGGAGCCATTGCTGGCTCCCTTGCTTCTCATTACGCGCGCGCGTACACCTGTGCGCACAGGCGCACACACTATAGTGTCCGGTCAGCGCGCACCAGAACAAAGCCTCCATCATCCAATGGTCGGGCGACATATTCGTTGTTTCTGGCCTCCTCGATTTCCTGTCGGGTGATTTTGATCTCATCACCAAGACGCGCCGCCAACAGGCTGATAATGCAGATGGCGGAATCAGCCTCGACCCTGGCCGTTCTTCTGGCCTGCTCTTTCTGGCGCACTCGATCCCAGGCGATTTTTGACAATGTTTCCGCCCTCTGCGCCTGCCTCTTTAATCCTGTTTTCTTTTTCATCTTGTTCTCCTTTTTGGTATTTATAGATTGCCCGATAGTACGGGCATGTTGAATATAGCTCTTGATCTGCGCAGAATATGCCGATATAGTTGTGCTTCTCCTCATGGCACGAGAAAACAACCTGGTTGCGGATATCAAACCCCAGGTTATTTTCAATCGGGCTACAGGTGATCGTCGGATACACCTTGTTGCTCCGGCTGCTTGTCTCATAGTAAGGACAATGGATTATCTTTTCTTTCGGCATAGTCTCTCTGTTATGATTTTAGTTTCCTGGTGCTCTTGGTGGGTATGTAATCCGGCAGCATGACCAGCGTGTAGTACAGATATTCGTAGCCTGTTACGTCCGATATGCCGCACTCCACGGTGTCTCTCTCCAGATACCAGCCCGCCGGGACCTTAATGTCGTCTGCGCGGAATGTCTTGCGCTTGCGGATTCTGGTTTTTTCCGGCTCTGGGTGGATCAGGCCGTGGGAAGGGTTGTAGCGCTTGCCCTGGAGCCTTCCCTCTGTACGCATGGTCTTGTCGCTGTACTTGATGAAATACGCGGCCAGCTTGCGATAACTGCCCGATGGGTCCAGGTTGGCGCAGGTCACGTACCCGTAAGGCCATATCGGTTGCAACATTCGAATGTCGATCCCGGTCATGACCATGTGGATGTGCTCCGCTCCGCGTTCCCCGCGCTCACCTACCCAGATATACCGGAACGGTATTCCCAATTTTCCAAACAACTTTCGGAGGGCCTTAAGAAGTGCCTGCACAGTCTGCTTGAACCTCTCAGGGTCCCCCGGCCGCTTGTCCTTGCTGAATGTCCATGTAGCATACAGATCATTCCGCCCAAAGTTGGCGTTGAGCAGACGAGTAAGGATACGCTCCGCACGTTTCCGGTTGACCAATGCCTGACGTTCACTGGTCGGCTTCGACCTCTTCGACCTCTTCTCCCCCTTCCCGGTTCCGTTCTGGTTGTAGCGGATTGAGTGGTAGAGTGCGTGCTCCTCTGTTCTGCCTGCCTTGATGATCTGCTCCTTGTACATATGACACCTCAACAATGATTATAGTTACCCCTCTGGGGCGAAATGTTAATAAGCTTATCGAGTTTTGATGCGGCCTTGTGGCCGCGGTGAAAATTGGAAATATATGTTAAGCTGCTGTCCGCTCCCGAACGATTCTCAACGTTTGCGGGTTAGATTGTGCATAGTAATCCTCCGTTACCTGGGAATTGGCATGGCCCAAAATTTCCTGAATTGTCCCGATATCAACACCTTTATTTTTAAGTTCCATCCCCAAAGTCTTTCTGAGCTTGTGGGGATAGACCCGTGACGTTATGTCAACCCGCGAAGCAATATCTTTGAGAATCATTCGGATACCACAGGTTGACAATGACTTGTAAGGTTTTCTGGCATGGACGAAGAGCTGCGGCGTGTAGTCCTCCCGGCTGTTGAGATACTTATGTAAGTGGTAACGGGCCTCCGGGTCCAGGTAGATCGTACGATAACGCCCTCCCTTTTCCGTGAGGATCAGAATATCGCCAGTCTCCCAGTTGATCATATCTTTGGTGATCTCTATGACCTCTCCACACGTGCGCCAGTGCTGCGCAGGACTTCTACAATGGCCCGCTCCCGTAATGTCTCACAGCCGTCCCGCAGCTTGGCGATCTCCAAGGGCTGGAAATAGTCGATGGGCTTTCGGATCACTTTCTGCGGTTCGATGGACTCGACCGGATTGTATGCGATCAACTTCTCCTTGCGCATCCAGCTATAGAACGCACACAGGTTCCGGCGCTCGTTGTTGACAGTGACCGGCTGATTCTTCTGGCCCGTGTTACCATTGTGATTCTCGTACCAATCCAAAAATCTGTATATGTCGATCTCATCAATCTGGTTCAGCGGCTTGTAGATCAGGGTGATCAGCCGCTTAATGGAGTTGAGATAGTTGTATTTCGTGCCTTCTTTCAGCTTTTTCTTCTTATATAAGAAGAGCTGAATTATGTACTTGTTCTGGTCGTCTACGCTGTCCTGGACCTCGGCCGGCAGCGTGGTGATCTCCTCCATCACTACCTTCACAAGTTCCTCTGCCAGTACGCGCTCCAAAATCTGGAGCACTTCGGCGGTCAAATACTGTGCCATTGCAACTAATACGTTATCAATCAGATGCATTTTTGCGGTCTGGTTATTATCCATATTCTTACCCCCTCGGCTTGTCCAAGGACGTATAATGTGGTATACTATCCTTAGACGGAAGGGCGGCACATCTTACTTTGAGCGGTGGGTGTGCCGCCTGTTTATGTGCTTCTGGACTTGTTGGCGTTCTGCCGCATTGGTATCACCTCCCATATTCTCTGTTGTTATGCCGTATAAGTTCCTTCTACTCCCCGGTTTTCACGCCCCATCGTTCTTTTTCTGAGCCATAACAGCGCTTCCTCCAGCGCAGTGATTGCTAAGGCATTTTCGCGGCATCTAAACTCGCTCTGCTGAAAATGCTCCAGGCGGCAGATCACCATATTGATCAGGTCCTCGTTGCATACTCCATTCACGCCGCACTCTTTGATCGGTCCTTCCTGGAAGTGCACTTCTGCCAGCGGCTCGCACGGTTCTCCAGAATTGTTCGGCTCTGCCTTTGCCACAATAAAACGGTTCGGGGCATTGTACTGGTAGTTCTCTTCTACCATTACCTGTGTGTACTTGTTGGTTAATAAGTCCATCTGTAATTTCTTCATGTGATCCTTCTTTCTCTCCTTTGTTTGAGGCTGTTTATTCCCTTATATAGGGTAGCGGCAGCCGAGGTAACGATCCTCGGTTCGCCTATCCTGCCAAACTTATTTATGTCAGTTTTTCCAATCAATCGCTTGCCCGCAATATGGACAATGTGGGCTGCGTTCTGATTTAAATATCTCTCCGCATGATGGACAGGCCAATCCACCATAAAATCCATCTACCATGACAACTTTTTTGGGTTCGTCCAACTCCTCAATTTGAAAAAGCTTTGCCAGCGCAAAAGCCACACGGCTAGATTTCTGCGGCTTCCGATTATATACAGTCTTGTTTCCACATACCCTAAAATAATTTGCCCCATAGGGTTCAGTTAGTCTTTCCATGTCTGCCTCATTTCCAAAATGCTAATTTTGCTTAGTAACGGATATGTAGATTTCCATTCTCATTCAGCCAGTCAACCACAAACTTGAAGCCAAGCCCTCGATTATTGGGAATCCACAATCCATCAGTTCCAAACTCTCCGCCTCCCATAATATATTCGTACCGCTTCGGATGACTTACTTTCATTCGTTCCAATCGCCCAGTATTTTTCTCTAAATGCGCTCCAAAAAGGCAAAACATACATCCAGTTCCATCACAACCCGTAGTATGAAATTGGCAACCTCTATAGTCTCCGGTCAAATCGTATATATTAGTCTGCCCCTCTATCTGATCTACATTGACTGGAACAATATCCCCATATACACTTGAAATCGCAATCTTTCTGTCATGAATGTATGTTAGGATGTCATTGTTTTTCCAAAATGAAAGTGGATTGCTTTGTGGCCTTTTTAAAGAAAAAGCATTACAACCATGCTTCTCCCATTTTTGCTGTCTTAAAAAACTTTCTACTGCAAGGGTTCCGATTATTCCTACTTTGCCAGTACGTTTTTCGAAATCTTTTGCTGGATTTTTTTTCATACTATTGCAACAAATATGAGAAATTCCAAATGGTGCGTTTAAAAGATATTTCCATTGCGGGATATTATATCGACTCAATTTTCCATCCTTATCAGTCACCACTCCGTTTAGCTTTTTCATTCTATAGCAATTTATTACCCCATTTCTCACTTGCTGCCTAGCTTCATAAATCGTCTGTGATACCTCTTTGCTCACAATTGGATACCCATATTCTGTAATAACTTGCCTAAAATTCTTTTTTGGTTTAATAATAGTTATATTTTCAAACGTCTTTACAAATTGCCTTACCTCTGGATATTCCAGTCCTGTGTCAATATAGACAGCTTCCACTTCTGGGTACATTTTGCGAACAATATCCAGCAGAACCGTACTGTCCTTCCCACCAGAAAACGAAATGTAAACCCCATCTTTTCCAAACTCTTCTACCCACTCTTGAATACGTTGTTGTGACTTTTTGATCTTAATATCCAGTGGCAGCGCTTGAAGCATTTTTAACTCTTCTCTACTTGGCATTTTTCAAAAGGAGCCGGGATATCCCGTTACAGTGGCCACTGCTCCGGCCTCCTTTCTTGTTTTACTGGATTTCATCGATCTCGCAGTAATCTACTGCCGAAAAATTACTTTCTTCTGCTGCGCGTTCTTTTGCTTGGTCTTCTGTCTCTGCTTCTACATCAATTTTCTCAGAGGCATAGACAACAACTGACCAAAGTTTCATTTTATTTCCTCCTCAAAATACTAAGTTAGTAAAGTGATCGTCTTAGAAGTATCCGACGCATCAATATCTACAATGTCTCCAGACAAACTTACCATGTCATTGATTTCCCCTAAGTCCTTTACGTCCTGTGTCTGCACTACTTCCACATTGTATCCTGATGGTAACTCCATCAACAGTGAAATAAGTTCATAATTTTTCATTAATCTTCCTCCTGAAAATAACGATTTTCCTGATTACTCAGTGTATCCGTATCCCATATCATCAGGTATTACTTCTGGGTAATCAAATATGCTTATCTGATCCTCGGCTATTTGAAGCCGCTTTGATGCACGATTATAATAAGCTGCGTCAATTTCAAATCCCACATATTTAAAACCACGGTTCCTACACGCTACAAGGCTGCTGGCACTCCCAACATGTGTATCAAGGATTTTATCTCCTCGCTTTGCATATTTTTCCAATAACCACTCGTACAAAGGGACTGGCTTCTGCGTTGGATGTATACGCTTTTCATTCAAGGCTTTATTTCCTTGCTGTACCCATCCCTCATGTATTGATTTTCCTTGGAACATCCCACGCCACATAAAGCGGAAGATATCAACTCTATCAGTTAATGAGTTATATGCTATTTCTGCATCGGATTGATCTGATCCATCGTTGCACTTATCCCAAATAATTCTTCCTGATCCAAAAGAATAATCATAATAATTGCAGCCCCATATTATTTGATTTTTTGATACCCTCATCAGTTCGTCAAAATATTCTTTAGGTGGCGGTGAGTTGTCCCAGTGACGATTTTCATAATTTCCATCTTTTACAAAAATCTTTGATCCATTTCTCTGCAATACATATTTGCTTCTTTTTTTGCCCCCATGCTCCTTCCTTCCATATTCTGGATCAACGATTGCAAGATCAAAATATCTATCAGGAAATTGTTTCATTCCATCCATACAATTCATGTTATGAAAACCAAAATCAAGCATATTTATTTCGGCCTTTCTTCCTTCACTAAATCCGTGTCTGCTCTCCTGGCGATCCCTTCCGGCGAATCGTCAAACGGTTCCTGGTTGGGCTTCCACTGCACACCCTTTGTGGTTGCCAGCTTGTCCAAAGCCTCAAACCGCAATCTGTCTCTCTCCTCGGCCTTTGCAGTCTCTTCCTCTGCTATGTTTTTTGACAGAATTGTAAGGTGCAGCAGGGCATTCCGAAATTTCCCAGGATACGCAACCTTATCGCTCCGCAGAATACGGTTAAGGCCCTGCCGCGTATACCCGCTGCGCTTGCATAACTCCGCTACGCTCATACCATACATCTGTGCCAGCTCTTTTAATGTCATGTGCTCACCTCTTTCCTTATCGTGATTATTTCGGAAATTATTAATCAACTAAATCCGTGCTTTCTCTGCCTTCCGGTAGAGCCAGTCCAAAAGCATGAGTAAGTCCGCTCGTGTTGTGGCATTATGAGTTTTCAGGCTCAGCTCCAGCTTTATTAAACCCATCTTTTTTTCATCTGGCAGATTCTGAAATTTATCTTTGTCGTACTTCATTCTCCCTGTTCCTCCTTATTCCTTTTCTGGGACACCCTCCAAATTGTGCAACTAAGTCCAATTCCATCTGATCCGTCAGGTCCGTATGCTCCAGGTTTTCGGTGTCCAGATTTTCCGGGTTCCCCACATCGATGATGATTACCGGATCACCCATGTCTGTGACACGCATTGTACGGCGGACGGGGTAGCGGTTACGTCCCCGTGAGTCCACTACAATCACCGCTACCTCTCCATCCCGGCGGAAGCCTTTCAGATATGCTTGCAACTCGCTTTTTTTCATCGGCGGCTCACATAATTCCAACTGGCCGTCGCACTCGTAATTATTGAATACATCCAGGCTCATGCCATCCTCCCCTATGCAACCTTTTTTCCGCGCTCAATTACTGCGGGAAGGTACAATCTGTGCCGGATCAGATACATGTAGATTTCACGCGCGCTCTTCTCTCCCACATTGCGCAACTGCATGAACGCCTCTACCGGCGTCTTGTCATTGTTGCACTGCAAGTACCCCATGATCTTCTCGGCTGATGTCAGCTTATTGCGCATGAGCGCGTTCCGGCTCCGTACACTCAGCCCATCGTATTCAGTTGGCGGCTTCGTGTATTCCTGCCGCGTTCTGTCAGATATGCAGGCCCACAGCAGCGTCAGGCGAACACCATCCATGGCGCTTTGGGCGATCTGCTGGATACGTGCTCCTGATACTCCCTGCTCTTCCCCGATGGCCGAGTATGTCTTGTAATCGCGGAAATGGGCCAGCAGAACGTGTTTCTGGCGGTCGGTCAGATATTCCGACTTCCCGATAATCTCGAAGCCCTCCGGGTGGTTAAATGCGGCTGTGATCAGGTTCATGTAACCATTGTCGTTTTTCATATGTACCCCTTTCCCGCCCTATTGGGCGAATAATTATATACGTCTCCCCTCTGCGCGCAGCAGAAGGGCAAGCTCCGCGTATGATATGGTGGTGTCCCTGTATATCCCCATGCCTGACAGTGCCACGATGTAGGGATACTTGCGCTTGATCGGCAATCTTCGCACGACCTCCTCGAAAAAACGCTCACGTTCCCCTCTTCCCTCGCACGGGATTTCGATAATACAGGGAACCTTCTGGCCCACTTTCAGCCCGTCCCTCAACCGGGCAAGATCGCGGGTGGTAATTGCTCCGTGCAATTTAGTATCATTATTTGCGGTCCTCATCTTTTTTCCTCCCCGTTGCAGCCATTAAGATGTCCTGCAATACGATCAGATCGTCCTCTGTTATGTAGCTTGCCACGCCCATAAGCTCCCGGAGGTGGTAGATTGCCCAATCCCTGGTGGTCCATTCCTGCTGTTCGTCCGGTTCCGGCGGGTTCATGTGGGCCTCCGTCAGCCTTGTTGCGCTGGTGTCGGCGCTTTCTGCTGCTCTCTCCGCCTGGAGTCCTGCCTGGGCGGCGGCTGTCTGAGCTGCTTCCGCTTTTTTGGCGGCGCGCTCGGCTCGAGCTGCGGCCTGTTCAGCCTTCTTCTCGGCCACCTTCTCCGCGACCTCCTTGTGCTTGACCTCTTTTCCAGCTGCGGCCTGGGCGGCGATCTGGCGCTGTTCTTCCTTCGGCAGTTTCGCCGTCTCATAGGCCGCAGATGGTCCAAGATTACCCGCCTTGTACTGCTCCCTGGCCTCCGGTTCCAAACTGTTGTTGATCTTGTCCATTCGCGCCACTTTCGTGCGGCTGGTCTGGAGGATGTCGGCTACCATGTCGCGCAGTTTCCCGGCGATTTCCAGCCCATCCTCTTCACGGGCGCGGATCAGCGCAGCTTTCAGGCGCGCGGCCTGCTCTGTCTCCTCGTAGGGAGTCAAGCGGCGGTTGAAAGCGTTGCCGACGATCAGAGACAGCTCCAGCATGGCCGGGGTCATGTCCTTGTACAGATATTTTGCTTGATAGTCCCAGGGGAATGCCCCGGTTTCGATGTTGTGAATGTTCGCCAGATTCCGGCGGTGTCCGCTGATGATCTTATAGACTCCATCCACGCGACCCAGTACCGTCGGCTGCTGCTGGCCGACCATACGGATCGAGTCTGCCAGCTCTTCGATGTTCTCCTGACTGTAGAAATTGCTTTCCGATGCCTCCACCTCGTAAGGTGAGAGATAGATTTCCTGAAAATCCTGCTTGTCCGGCTCTGTGTTCATGCCGATCAGTTCCATTACAGACCACTTTCCCATGTACTCCTCCTATAAATAGCTGACTCCAAATTCTGCCCGGAAGGAATCACGGGCATCTGCCTCGCTCATGCCTGCGGCCACGGCGTGTTTCTCGTATGCCAGCTGTCCGATGACTTTTGACATAATTTCGGCCATCGGGTTTCCGTGGATGCGCTCCAAGGGATCGCCCATGTTGTGGCAGTTATTGCAGCAGGGGATTTTCAGGCCGTGCTTTTCAGCGATTGTACGGGCACCCTTGCCATAGACCAAGTGATGCTGGGCCTCTGTAGGACGTCCACAAAACAGGCAGTTGTCGTTATATTCTGTTACGATACCTTTCATCAGCTTGTCCTCCTCAGATATTCCGCCACGAACCGGCGGTAAGATACGGCGGCTGCGCTCCTGGGGCTATAGTCCTGGAGGGGCTTGCCGAAGAAGGTGCACTCTGCGGCCTTCTCGCTATACCTGATCGCGGTGTCGAAAGCGTCGTAGTTGTGCTTATGGAGCCAGTCTAATCCGGCAGCGCAGGCCGGTGTATTGCGGTACATGGTCACCAATGCCTCCGCAAGACGGATTCTCGGGTTGACCTGCTTGATCTCCACAATCTGGTCCCCGATGATATCCAGCCCTTCTAGCGCCCACTGGTCTATCTTGGTGGGGATGATCACATCGTCGGTGACCATCAGGGCGTTGATCACGTTAATCCCCAGGTCCGGGGGGTTGTCGATGATCACGTAGTCGTATGGTTTCCCGTCCTGGTCCTGGCTTTCCGCAGGCCCCGGTACCGGCCTGTTGCATTGGCTGCGGCCCCGGAGGTCAGGCGGTAGGTGGCGGTCAGCAGGGACATATTAGCGGCTATGGTGTCAATGCCGTCTCGGTGGATCAGGTCTTGCACCGGCTCCCCGGACAGCAGTCGGGCCGTCGGGCATATGCCGCTGTCTGTGTACAGGTCCATTCCTCTGCTGAGATTGCCCTGCTTATCGTTATCCACCAGCAGCACGGAGTATCCGTACTTATGATGTAATATGTATCCCATTTCTAAGGCGGTGGTGGTCTTGCCGACGCCGCCTTTCAGGTTGATTATGTTGATAATTCGCATATTTCTCCTCTTGAATTTTTCCGCGTTATAGGGTATATTAATTGTAGTTAGCCTTCCGGCCCTGGTGATATTCCGCGTATCGCTGGGGCCATCCTATTTACAAGCCAGGTTCATGCGGTACTGACCATCTTTCTCGGCCTTGACATGCTTGTACATGATCTTCGGCTTTTCGTTCTGTTCCCGTTCTTCAAGACACTTTTCGCAGAAGCGGCCTTCTCCCGGGTCCAAATAGCATTTGCAGCCCTCGCAGCGATACGGATGTTTTCTCATTCGATGTCCTATTCCTTTCTTAGTTCTGGTTACCTCCGGAAATACAACAGGTAGATGATCATAACCGCGAGGAACAGGTTAAGCAGGGCCAGGCCAACGGTCCAGCTCTTCCAGAATTCCGCGTCGTGCCATGCAGTGTAGAACTGCTTGCGCCAGAATCTCGCTGATCTCATTATTCGTACCCTCCCGCCTCGTAGATTTCTTTGACCAACTCCAGGCAGCGTTCCCGTGAATCCGTGAGGCTATTCCTGCTTTCCTTGAGATACCATTGGTATTCAACCTCGAACTCTTCTGGGGTCTGGATCATCTCGTTCAGACGATCCATGTCGCAATTCTCATACAGATAATGCCGGAAATAGTTCTGCAGCCGCTGGTTCTTATAAGTCTTTTCGTACCAACGATCCATGCCATCGGTGTAGCCCGTGTTCTCGCCCCATCCTGTCAGATCGCGGATCATGTCACTCAGAAGGTCCTCCGGGTTTTCATATCCGACTTCGTATGCCAACAACCGCAGATTTCTATCCTGCTTTTGGGTCATATCTACAGTTATTTCGCACTCTCCCATCGTTTCCAGGTCCTTTTTCCTCGCTTCCTCGTAATAATCCATCAGTTGAATCCCCCTTCCTCATAGATTTCTCGGGCCACCTCCAGGCAGCGCTCCCACGGCTCCGTGATCATTCCACCGCTCTCATCAATATAATTCTGGTAGTCCTCCTCGAACTGCCCCATGTCCGTGAGCATGTCGTTCAGATGTTCCATGTTGTAGTCGTAGTTGTACAGATAGAAGCGGAAATAATACGTTTCCAGCGTTTTCTGATGGGCGTCTGCGTACCACTTACGCATAGACTCCGGGCAGGGGCTTGTCTCTCCCCATCCGGTGAGATCACCGATCATCGTATCCAGCAATTCCTTCGGGCTGCTGTATCCGGCCTTATAGGCCAGCAGATTCAGGTTTACCGCCTGTTTCTCGGTCATTTCCGCGATTACCGCGTGCTCTCCTTTGGTTCGCAGGTCGTTGGCCTGCTCCGTCAACCATGCATTTTTCATAGCCATCCTCCCTTAAATAATTTTTCTGGTGCGCCGGTTATTAATTTTGATGGGCGTTACTTCTTTTCGTCCATCGTTGATTGTCACCGGATTATTCACGATCCTGATCAACAGATCAAGGTTGATCAGCCTGGTGGTTCCCGATTTCCCGGATCGTATGCAAGGCAATATCCCTGCCCTGATCCAGCTCTCGATTCCTGACCGCGTGACCTTTGATTCAGGATCGTTTGACTTGAAGTAGTCAACACATTCCTGGATCGTGCGCATTCGCGGCACCTGGGGAATCTGTTCTTCTGGCTCTGTTTTAGCTTCTTCCGCCTTTTCCAGCTCCATAAGCTCCCGCTGTGCCTTCTCTAACTCATACTGTTTCAGAGTTTTCATAGCCTCTCTAATCTGTTCCTCTGTGATCATCCCCCGCCTCCTCTCTATTGGTTTGTTTCCGTTTCTTTCCCCATTGTCTATAAAGCACTAACAATTAAATTCCTTGTAATTTCAACTTTCGCTGCAATGTCTGGATTCTCATTCAGAAAATTCAGAATCTTTACACACAAACCATTTAATTCCGCATGTTGCTGTGTCCACTTCCCTGATGGAATTTCAAATTGTGTCATGGAAGTGGGACCAGACATTCCTTGAACCTCTTGACTGTTCATTTATATTGCCTCCAAATAAAAAGCCATCGCAATAAATGCCAGCAGAACGATTAATACGCAACCAATACGAATAAATACGATCTTTACTCTCTGTGTGTGTCGGATATAATCTTCGATCAAATCAGATTCTTCCAGCACCACTTCATAATTTACAAGAATAATTTCTTTCCCTTCCTCATCTGCTCCCAAAATAATTCTTGATGGACTATCGAGTTTCACACTTTCCTCCTATGTTGATCGCTTATCCCCGATCTGTTGCCTTTTCTTCCCCTCCCGTTTATAATGTACTTACAGGCCCCGCCAGGCCGAGTACATTATGAGGTGGCAAATATGATTGTTAATTACCCTGCTAATTCCTTAGAACCCGCTATGTATCCAGATGCCGTTTTTCAAGTTGAACAAATAATGCAATGTCCAAGATGTAACGCAGCTATTGCTCCGGTTTATAGAGGGGGCGCTTTTAAGCGTTTTCAATACAAATATGAAAAAGTGGCAAGAATTGAGTTCTATTTGTTTTGCCCTCATTGCGAACATTCTTTTATTGGTACATATTTTGCGAACTGTAATTCGGGAAAATATTCAGACGCCGCTATTAAAGCAGTTGAGCCTCTTGTTCCCGTGAAGCAAGCTTTTAATAGCAACATTGAAAAGCTCTCACCACAGTTTGTTGAAATATATAATCAGGCCCTCGCCGCAGAGTCCTATGGGCTAAACGAAATAGCGGGTCTTGGTTACCGAAAAGCGCTTGAGTTCCTTGTTAAGGATTTCTCTGTTTGCTTTAATCCTGATGATACAGAAACAATAAAATCAATGCCTCTTAGTTCATGTATCCGCAAATATATCGATGATGATGGTATTAAATCGCTTGTTGAAAAGGCTACTTGGCTTGGTAATGACGAAGCACATTATGTGCGAAAACATATTGATCGCGATACTAATGATATGAAAACTTTTATTACTGCTTCCGTTCATTTGATTTCATTGAAATTAGTCGTTGAAGACGCGAAATCTATGCAGGCAAAATAAGCGACTCCTTTACATTTTTGCATTCAAATTCAATATTGTGGTACGCAAGATGCGGATCAAATGTCGCTAAACATTTTCCATCCAGACTCCAGTATTGGGTTACCTCCCGTGCTGGGTCTTTTTCTGTTCCAAGCCCTTTCAATGCCGTTGTTTCAATTACCTGAATAACCCTGGCTCCTCTCGTTCCATCTGGTCTTTCCAATTTTCCACCTCCTATGCTGATCGCTTATCCCGTGACTCTTTTTCCTGATGCTCCTCAATAACCCGCGTCATGTAGCCTAAAATAAATTTTTGGTTTTCTGATTGCAGTTTCTTGAAATCTTCTATGGTTGCTTCCATGATTTCATCCTTACAATCATTCATTTGGTTCCCTCCTTTCATCATTTTGTTACTTCTGTTTACATTATAGTTGCTTGAGTATACTTTGTCAATGCTTTTTGCTTATTTTGTTGACTGACGTAACTTTTTATGCTATTATTCAAAATAGATGGAGGTGGTAGTATTGAAGGAACGATTAAAAGAACTTAGAAAATCTTTAGGGCTTAGTCAGGAGGCTTTCGGAAAACGCTTAGGAGTTACTAAAGCTTCAATAAGCCGACTTGAAAATGGAGCCAACAGTTTCACCGAACAGATGATTAAATCTATTTGCCGTGAGTTTAATGTGAACTATATATGGTTTGTAGAAGGTCAAGGCAGCGCCGAAATAGAATCCGATATTGACTATACATCCCGTATTGATCAAATAATGGCTGGTGAAAACGAATTTGCAAAAGCAACCTTTAAAATATTTGCGCGGTTTGAGGATGAAGATTGGAAAGCTCTTCAAAGACTTATTAGAAAATACTTGGAAATAGAAAAAGAAACGCCCAGCTTTTAGCCAGGCGTTTTCAAAAAAAGGTATAGGACTAGATTGTATATGCGTTTCAGATGTTTTAAGTCAGAAATTTGGTCAACCATTCGATGAATTACTAATCTGTATTGCTCAGTTTCACTTTTCTTGGTTACCACTCCTTTCTTTCTTATGCCTTTATTATAATTTATGAAACCTTGTTTGTCTCTAGTTTTAAGAATATTTCCGTAATCCCGGAAATCCTCGGTATACAATGAACTAATTGGGACTCGCAGGCCATTTGCTATTTTTTCTAATGTGTCCATAGTGGGGGAAATTTTTCCATTTTCAACATCATTCAATGTCGTTTTGCTTATTCCAGTTACTCTTTCCATTTCTTCTAATGTCATATGTAGATTATTTCTGATATACCAGGTTAGTATTTGCATATTACTTCCCCCTTCAGAAATAAGAATACATGTAGTTTCCAGAATATGGTACTGGTATTTTTTTCCATTAAGGGAGGAATCTATGAATAAAGAAAATGATAAACCTAATAAACTTCAAAATGAACAGCAATCCGAGAACTGCTCTGCGCCTAATTATGTCGCCGAAAAACCTAAGTCAAAATCGTCCTCTATTGTCCATATATTAATATGGGCTATATGGCTAATCCTTTTTAACTTAATAGTTGTAATTTTGTCTATTGACATTACTTCATATGGACCTATTGGCAGTGCTATTGCAGCCTTTTTATATATGGCAATTTTTTGGAATATAGGACGTTATTTGTGTTCTTTATGGGATCGCTTTAAACAGCGTAAACATTAATATGATATTTGGAGGTGGCTTATGTTAACCTTGATCATAATTGGTGTTGTCTTTGCGATTCTGAATCTAATTAATCAGACTGGCAATCCCATATTAAATAATATATTGTGGGTGATAACTGGTTTGTACTTTTTTTGTAAAGGTAGAAACATCGATATTTCCGATGTGTGAGGTGATAAAATGCCATCGATTCGAAAAAATGATACCGGCTACGAAGTTACAATATCTGACGGGTATGACAGCAATGGAAAAAAGATCAGGACCAGCCGGACGTTTACACCCGATCCCAGGTGGAGCGAAGAACGCGCTGAGGCTGAGGTACAGAAATTTGCGATCCGTCTGGAAGATCGAATTAAAAACGGCGATAATGTGAATGCCGACAAACTCACCATTGAAAAGCTTTCCAGGTTCTTTCTGGATGATATGCAGCCTCCAGAACTTGCCCGGACAACTTATTATTCCTACAAGAAGATTATCCAATATCGGATAATCCCTTATCTTGGTCGTGAAAAGGCTCCGCGCGTTAACGGACATACCGTGAAAACATATTCCGATATGCTTCGCAAGCCTGGGGTACGTCTGGACGGCAAGAAGGGGGCGTTATCCGAAGAGACCATTCGAAAAGATATTGCCGTGCTTAGTGCCATTCTATCCTATGGTGTGTCTGAAGGATTGCTCACCATCAATCCACTCCTGTATTCTGGTAAGCGTAGGGGCCACAAGAAGGCCGTGAAGGAGTATAAGGTGAAGAACTTCACAGAGGAACAAGCGAAATGGTTTCTGTGGGCGCTGGACAATCCTATCGATATACGGCACGCGGCGCACACACGTACGCTTAAAAACGGCAAGACGTATACCGTGAAAGAATATGTCCAGCGGTGGCAGCTCCCCTTAAAGTGGCGCTTCTGTTTCAACCTGGCTCTTTTCACGGGTGACCGACGGGGCGAGAATATCGGCCTTACCTGGAACGATATCGATTTTGACAAGTGTGCGGTTAACATAGATAAGTCCACAGCCAGTGTAGAAGGCGAGAAGTTCACGAAGGACACTAAAACCGGCTCTACGCGCGTTGTGGTAGTCCCTCAGTTCGTAATAGATATTGGGCGCGAACTTCTAGCAGAGCAGAAAAGGACTTGTCTACAGCTTGGCGACAAGTGGGTAGGGTTCCGCGGGAAACAATTTTCTAAGAACTATGTTTTTCAACAATGGGACGGCTCGCAGATGGACCTTGGAAGTCCACGGCATGAATTTAAGAGGCTGATAAGAATCTATAACGAAAATATCGCAAAGAATGAGGAAGAAATGTTACCAGAGGAAGTTACATTGCATGATCTGAGGCATACCACCGCGGCCATATTGATATCGAACAACATGGACCCGCGGTCCGTAGCTGGCATATTGGGACATGCCGATCCTAGCACAACGCTCAATATATACGCTTATTTTTTCAGGAGCAAGACACAAGAGGCGGCGAATATTATGTCCTCTGTGCTCTCCCGTCCGACTACAGAACAGGCCGTAGTCGGAAAATAGTCGGATTTCAACAAATAGAGGACTCTTTCGGAGTCCTCTTTCCTTTTTCAAAAATGCAAAAATCCCTTGATTACTCAAGGGATTTTCTGTAAAGCCACTGGCCGGACTCGAACCGGCGACCCACGCATTACGAATGCGTTGCGCTACCAACTGCGCTACAGTGGCACCTTTGGATGAAAAAGGCTGCCGCTTATGCAACAGCCTCTTCATCAATGACCTGACCGGGAATCGAACCCGGGTTTACGCCGTGAGAGGGCGTCGTCTTAGCCGCTTGACCATCAGGCCATAGGTGAATCGAGGCGACGTGATTCGAACACGCGGCCTCTGCGTCCCGAACGCAGCGCTCTACCAAACTGAGCCACGCCTCGATACCTTTGGTAGTATAATACAAAAAACACTACTTGTCAACGAAAATATTCAAATTTTTTGAAATAATTTTGCCAATTTCGGGAAGCCTTGAAACTGCGTTATTTTTGGCTCTTCTTAGTGGTTCAGCCCCCGCTTATGTGTGGCCGTCTTCCCCCCTGCACCCAGACAGTCCCACCATCATCAGGGTCCACATAACCGGCGTCACAATGGGCAGGTTGATATTGACAACGGCCTGAGCGCCGTAGCACAGCATTGCGAACAAGGCGGCTATCACGTATGGATTTCCGGCCCCACGCCTCACCATCCGCACTGCGGATGAAATCAGCAGGCCCAGGTACGCGGCCAGCCCCAGGGGCCCTATGGTGACAAAATACTGCAGATACTCATTGTGCGCGCTGTCAAAGGTCTCGCCGTAACGCCGCGCCATTTCACTGTAATTATTTTTGACGGTCAGAATGCCAAAGGTGTCCGGCCCATAGCCGATCAGCTTCTGCACCGGAGTAAACTCCCTGTAATTTCGGATGGCCAGGCGCCAGATATATCCCCTGTGCGTTCCCCAATCGTCGTCAATCACCACATAATTGCGCAGCGCCCCATAGCGCTGGCCGTTTCCGGCAATGTTGGCATCGAAAAGCACAAACAACAGCGTCAGAACCCCCGCCGCAAAAACAATCCCCCAGACCCTGTGCGGCCAAACTCCCGGATCCTCCCCCTTCTTGTTCCGTAAATACGCCTGCGCGTACAAAAAACCTGCAACGGCCCATAAAACGGCCGGAAGATACGCCAAGCTCTTAGAATTCGCCAAAACGCTGAAGATTCCCTGAATTTCCAGAACCTGCCCCGGCATGGCCCGGCCGATCCCTCCGACCAGCTGTACCACGGTAAAAAAGCTTGCCAGCACAACCGCATACCGCCTGATTCCGGTTCTGCTTTTGAACATATAAAAGGGCAGCGCCGCAAACAGCGCCAGAAGCGCCAGATAGGCGTTGTCGCTCTGCCCGGTAATCATAGCGAAGAAGGCCAGCACCAGGCAGAAATAATGCCAGATACACCGCGCCCTCCCCCGGTCGGAGGCGAACAGCAGGCCGGACACGCCCAGCATCAAGCTGAGATACGCCGTATATGTATTGATGTTTCCCATAAACGACATGAAAATGCTGTATTGTCTGGGATCGATATGATCCTTAAAATGCAGAAGGTTCAGATTGAAATAATCTGTGATTCCAAAGGCGCAGACCAAAACCGACGAAACCAGAAAAAGCTCCAGATACCAATTCCGAAAGTCGGACAGCCTGCTGATCACCAAAAACGAAACGCCGTAGAGAAGGAGCAGGAACAGTCCGGAAAAGCGCCCCTCATTTCCCCAAAAGGCTTCAAACACATAGTCCGACAGCACGGTTGACATAGCGGCCACTGCCAGAAAACAGATCAGCGCCACATCCGGAGCCGTCAAAGTGCGCCCTATCTTTTTGAGGCTGAAACGGTCAAAAAACGCGGCCGTATAGCGCCCTCGACAGTGGGCCAAATCCACAATCATCATCGAAAGCGCCGTTGCCGTAACGCCGGCAAACATGGCAATCACACTGATATAATAGAACTGATACTTCACTTTGGGAATATCAAAATAATAGTCCTGATAATAGATGGGAAACACCAACAGGATTGCGACCAAAAAAAGCGTCGTCACAATCCGAATCACCCGCTTTCCATTTATCAGGAACGCGGGAGTCTCCGCCGCAGGCTGTGCCGGTGCATGACTGCCCTGGTCATTTGTTTTCTCCATACCAACGTTCTCCGTTCGTCTCGTAGTCAAGAGCAAAGAAATGCTTTCACACAGTATATCATCCACCGGCGCCCCGGGCAACCAATTTTAATTTTTATCGTTCCGCCGGCGTAAAGCCCAGGTCGGACAGAATTTCCGCCGCCTGGCCCGCGGGTCCGTCCACCGTCACCGTTTTGTTCTCCAGATCCACGCTGTGCCGGATTCCGGCCGCGTCCAAAGCCTTGTCGATCCGGGCCGCGCAGCCCCCGCATGCAATCTCTTCACAGTAAAATGTTTTCATCTCGTTCCTCTCTTTCTCACAGTTTTAATGTTTTCAGCCGCAACGCGTTTCCCACCACGCAGACGGAGCTTAAGGACATGGCCAAGCCCCCGATCATGGGACTTAACAGCGGCCCTCCCAACAGGTACAGAGCGCCCGCGGCCACAGGGATTCCCAGGACGTTATAGAAAAAGGCCCAGAACAGGTTCTGGCGGATGTTGCGGATAGTGGCCTTGCTGAGCCGGATAGCCCGGTACACATCCATCAGATCGGATTTCATTAGCACGATATCTCCGGACTCCAGGGCGATGTCGCTGCCCGATCCAACAGCGCAGCCCACATCCGCCTGAACCAGGGCCGGGGCGTCGTTGATCCCGTCCCCCACCATCATCACGGTCTTTCCCTCCCGCTGGAGGCGGCTGACCACGTCGGCCTTGTCCCCGGGCAGCACCTCCGCCACCACCTGGTCCACGTGGGCCTGCCTGCCGATGTGCTCGGCGGTCTTCCGGTTGTCTCCCGTCACCATATACACGGCTATCCCCATACCCCGGATTTGTTTTACCGCTTCCAGGCTGGTCTCCTTGATGGTATCCGCCACGCAGATGATCCCGGCCAGACGGCCGTCCTCCACCACGTACATGGGCGTTTTTCCCTCATTGGCAAACCGGGCCGCCTGCTCCCTGGTCTCATCCGACGCGGTGACGTGAAGCTGTTCCAGCAGGCGGCTGTTTCCCACCGCCACGCGCCGGCCCTCCCACTGGGTGAGAATCCCCGCGCCGGTGATGCTCTCAAAGGAGGACGGCATGGGGAGCTCCATCTGTTTTTCCCTGGCAGAATTCACGATGGCCTGACCCAGTGGATGTTCGGACATCTGCTCGCACGCGCCCGCCATTCTCAGCAGCTCCTCCTCCCTGCCCTGAGGGCATTTTCCCACCGCCTCCACATCCGTGACCCTGGGTTTGCCCTCGGTGATGGTTCCGGTCTTGTCCAGGATGACCGCATCCACCTTGTGGCAGATCTCCAGAGCCTCGCCGCTCTTGATCAGGATGCCGTGGCCGGCCCCCACGCCTGTGCCCACCATGATAGCCGTGGGCGTGGCCAGGCCCAAGGCGCAGGGACAGGCAATCACCAGCACTGCAACAAAAATCGTCAGCACAAAGGCCAGATCCCGGCCGCCGAAAATCCACCAGGCCAGGGCCGACACCAGAGCGATCGCCATCACCGCAGGTACGAAATACCCCGCCACCTGATCCGCCAGCTTGGAGATGGGCGCTTTCCGGCCCTGGGCATCCTCGATCAGGTGGATGATTTTGGAGAGCATGGTATCGCTCCCCACATGGGTAACCTCCACCTCCATGGCTCCGTTGTAGTTCATGCTGCCGCCGATCACCCGGTCTCCCACCTGTTTCTCCACCGGAACGCTCTCCCCGGTCAGCATGGACTCGTCCACACTGCTGCTGCCCTGCACCAGGATGCCGTCCAGCGGAATCCGGCTGCCCGGTTTAATCAGAATGTGCTGTCCCAGAGTCACGGAGGACGTCTCCACCTCCCGCTCCATCCCGTCCTCATAGAGCACCGCCGTGTCCGGAGCCAGCTCCATCAGCTTGCGGATGGCCTCGGAGGTCTTGCCCTTGCTGCGGCTCTCCATATATTTCCCCAACATCACCAGGGTCACCACCACGGCTGCGGACTCATAGTACAGATGGTGGGCGTTCATGGGATTTTGAGGAATCCGCACTGTCATCACCAGACTGTAGATAAAGGCGCTCCCCGTGCCGATGGCTACCAGGGAATCCATGTTGGGATGCCCCTTGATGAGCGTCCGCAGTCCCACGATGTAGAACTTACGCCCGCAGATCAGAATGGGCACCGTCAGGATCAGCTGGGCCAGCGCAAACCCCAGCGGGCTCTCATACATGTCGATCAGAGACGGAAGGGGCAGGGGAAAGGGAACCATGTGCCCCATGGAAATATAGAGCAGAGGCAGGGCAAAGAGGACCGCCGTGATCACCCGGCGTCTCACCTCGTCCAGCTCTTCTCCCTGGCGCCTCCACTCCTCCTCGTCCCGCGCCCTGGACTCCCGCTCCCCCGCCTCCTCCACGAGGCTGGCCGAAAATCCCGCTTTGGACACCCGGTCCTGAATCAGTTCCGGGTTCACCCGGTCCTCGTCGTAAGTGATCGTCATCCGGCCGGTGGTCAGATTGACGTCGCTGCGCTCCACCCCGGCCAGCTTGCGCGTCACGCGCTCCACCGCGCTGCTGCAGGCCGCGCAGGTCATGCCGTCTATGTGATACTGCTGTGTTGTCATGTGCTTCGCTCCTTTCGCGTACCTGCGGAATCGCCGCCCGCTCATCGGTTCCCGGGCACTCTTTTATGCCCGCAATCCGTTTTGTCAGTAATATTCCCGAAAACAGAGCTTTTTATCAGCGTCGCACCACAGCAATATTCCCCAGTCTGCGCCGGCTGCATTTTGCAACAAAAACCCGCAAGCTGTGCCAACGCCCCATTGCATTCAATCAAAAAGCGATCCCGCGGCCTGTCCGTTTTGGGACGGCAGACAGCAGGATCGCTCCGAAAAAGTCAATTCAATTATCCGGCAAATTTTGACCAGTAGCCCTGAATAAAGATCAGAAGCACGATCAAGGGAAGGATATAACTCACATAAATCCTGGCCCAGGCCGGGAATTTTAAGCCCTTGCCCTCGTTGGCTTCCGCCAGGAAATTCTTAAAGCCCCAACCGTAACGGCTGGTGCAGAATACCAGGTATACCATACTTCCGATGGGCAACAGATTGTTGCTGAGGACAAAATCCTCCAGATCCAGCACCGTGCTTTCCGGTCCCAGCGGCATAAAACCGCTCCACAGGTTAAAGCCTAGCACGCAGGGGATGGACAGGATGATGATCAGCACAATGTTCACCAGCACCGCTTTTTTGATGGTGCAGCCGGTGAGATCCGTGGCAAAGGAAATGATGTTCTGGAACACCGCAATCACCGTGGAGAACGCGGCAAAGGACATAAACAGGAAAAACAGCGTGCCCCAGAGTCTGCCGCCGACCATGTGATTGAACACATTGGGCAGGGTGATAAAAATCAGGGAGGGACCCGACTTGGGTTCAATATTGTATGCGGAGCAGGCCGGGAAAATGATCAGTCCGGCCATGAACGCCACCAGGGTATCGAGTATCGTCACGTTGACCGCTTCGCCGGTCAGACGCTGCTCCTTTCCAATATAGCTTCCAAAAATTGCCAGCGCCCCGATGCCGATGCTCAGAGTAAAGAAGGATTGGCCCAGAGCCGCAAACACCGCCTCGCCGATTCCGGTCTCCACCATTTTTCCAAAATCCGGCATCAGATAGAACTTCAGGCCCTCGCTTCCGCCCTCTAACAGCACGGAATGCACCGCCAATACTACCATCAGGCACAGCAGGCAGAGCATCATGGCCTTGGTGATCCGCTCCACGCCTTTTTGCAGGCCCATGGCGCATACGCCGAAGCAGATCAGCACGGTGATCACCATGAACACCATCATAAGTCCCGGATTGCCCAGCATGCCGCTAAACTCTCCGGCCACGGCCTCCGCGCTCATGCCGGTGAAGTCGCCCTTGATCGTCTTGAAGAAATACAGGATCATCCAGCCGCCCACCGTGGTGTAAAACATCATCAAAATATAGTTTCCGGCAATGGCGATTCCCTTTCCGAGGTGCCACTTGCTGCCTTTGGGCTCCAGCACGTCGAAGGACAGGGCCGCGCTCTTGCGGCTGGCCCGGCCCACGGAGAACTCCATGACCACGATGGGAAGCCCCAGCACCACGAGAAACAGCAGATAAATCAGCACAAAAGCCGCTCCGCCGTATTTACCCACAATATATGGGAAACGCCACACGTTTCCCAAACCGATTGCACAGCCGGCCGAGATCAGAATAAATCCCAGCCTGGATGAAAATTTTTCTCGTTCCATTGGACTCATAAACCCCCATTGTTCTTTTTTAATTGTTATTCTATAACGGAAACCCAAAAACGTCAATCACCGGCCGACAACTTTCGCGCCGGTTTTTCATTCTGCTCTCAGAGCGCTTTTGCGATCTCCCCGGCACAATTTTCCATGATCCGGGTTAATGTTTCCGGGTCAACCAGGCCTATTGCCTTAAAAGGCTCCATATCTTTCCCGTGTCCGCCCAGATTCTTTTCATACCAGGCCACGTCCAGCCACCCGCCGAACTTGTAGCCCATCTGCGGGAACAGGGCGCGCTTTGTAAAGCCCATGGCCACATGGAGCCGCTCGCTGTTTTCGTTGGGCGAGGTGACGATGCCGTAAACCGTTTGAACGTTCTGGAGCTTTAAGATCTCCATCACCGCCTGGTAGAGCGCCCTGCCGATGCCCCGCCGCAGCTGTCCACGGTCCACGTACACGGAGAGTTCCGCGTTCCACTGGTAAGCCGCCCGCTCCATGTGGCGGTGGCCGTAGGCGTAGGCTGCGATGCGGCCGTCAATCTCGCACACCAGGTAAGGATACTCGGCAGCGATGCCCTCAATACGCCCGGCAAATGTTTCCTTCCCGGGCGTCTCATACTCAAATGTGATGGTCGTTTCCCTGACGTAGGGCGCATAGATTTCCAAAAGCGCCGCCGCGTCCGCTGCCACCGCAGGGCGTATTTTTACCTGATCCATTTTCTCGTCCTCCTCTTTGTCTTCTTTGCGTGGACCGACCACGCTTCCCGGCCTCCAGGCCGCAAAAAGCGGACCGCCCCGCGCCCTCCATGGGGCGCGCTGCGATCCGGCTTGATCTCTCCTACCTCTGTCCCTTGTCGTAGGGTACGCCCGACGCCCTGGGCGCCTGGGAATTTTTAGATGTAAAGATCAAAACAATCAGGGTTGCAATATAGGGAATCATCTTGTACACATAGCTGGGAATCCCCGTGGCCGCCAGGAACGGAATCCCGGAGTAAGCCGCGGCCACCGCCTTCATCAGCCCAAAAAACAGGGAAGCCCACATGATCCGCACCGGCTTCCACTGTCCGAAGATCAGCACCGCCAGGGCCAGGAAGCCGTATCCGGCCACATCCGCGTTAAAATTAGTGGAGGTGGGAACCACAAACACCAGGCCGCCCAAACCGCCCAACACCCCGGAAATCAGCACCCCGGCATACTGCATGCGGTACACGTTGATACCCGCAGCGTCCGCCGCCTGGGGATGTTCGCCGCAGGAGCGCAGGCGCAGTCCGAATCTGGTCCGGTACAACACCACCGTGGATACAATCAGGATCAAAATTCCCAGATAGGTGGTGACGTAGGTGTTCTGGAACAGCAGCGGCCCCAGAAATGGAATCCGACCCAAAACCGGCACCGACTCGATGCGGAAGGTGTTGTTAAACTGAATCTGCTGCACGCCCTGGATCACCCGGGCCACAAAGATCGCAAAGGCCGGAGCGAACATGTTGAGGGCCGTGCCGCTGATGGTCTGGTCCGCCTTCATGTTAATGGCCGCGTAGGCGTGGAAAAAGGCGAAGGCCGCGCCTGTGGCCGCCGAGATCAGGATGGCCAGAAACAGCTGGGTCTGGCCGCTCATCCTGCCCCCCGTCATGTTGAGGAACAGAATGCCCGTAAAGGCTCCCATGGTCATGATTCCCTCCAGCGCGATATTGACCACGCCGCTGCGCTCGGAGAACATACCGCCAAGGGCCACCACCATCAGCGGGATGGTGAACAGCATCGTCTGCTGGAATATGAAATAAATCACACTCATGTCTGTCCGCCTCCTTTCTCCCGGTTCTTGCGGATCCGGGTCAGGATGGTCTTCACAATCAGCGCAAAGGCGCTGAAGTAGATAATCACAGCCACGATAATATCAATAATTTCCGTGGAAAATTCAAACAGCTGCAGATAAAATCCGCCTGCTGTCAGGTAAGCGATAAATAACCCGGAGAACAGCACGCCGATGGGATGGCTCAGTCCCAAAAGCGCCACGGAGATTCCCGTGAAACCTTCGCTGGCCAGCACATCCTTGATCTCTATGTGCTTTCCGGTACCCGCCAGGTACAAAAGCCCTCCGGCCATTCCCGCGATAGCGCCCGCGATCACCATACTCATCACGATGCTCTTTTTCTCATTGATTCCCGCGTATTTGCTGGCGTCCCGGTTGAGTCCCACCGCTTTCAGCTCATAGCCGAAGGTAGTCTTATTGAGGATCACCCAGATCAGAAGCACCGTCACAATGGCGATCAGGATTCCTCCGTTCACGCTGGACTCGGGGAATAGCTTATCCATCCCCATCTTGGGAATCTGTGCGGTGACAGCCACATTTTTCGACTCATTGCGCATGTTGTTGAATATGGGTTTATAGCTTTTCACGATCCAGTTGACCAGGTACATGCCGATGTAGTTCATCATGATGGAGGCAATCACCTCGTTCACGTTAAAATACGCCTTCAGAAGTCCCGGCACCAGCCCCCACAGGGCGCCGCCCAGCACTGCCGCCAACAGGGCGACCGCCCAGTGGACGCTGCCCAGGCCGTCCCACATGATCCCCACGTAGACGGCGGCAAAGGCTCCCACAATAAACTGGCCCGGTGTGCCGATGTTAAACAGTCCGGTCTTGAAGGCAAAACCAACCGACAGGCCGGTGAGGATAATGGGGGTTGCGTAATAGAACACCTGCCCCACTCCCTTGAGGCCGTGGGTCAGGGCTCCGGTCAAAATGGTGACAAAACCCGGCAGGGCCTGGGCCGGATTACAGATTACCAAAATCACCAGTCCCACCAGAAGTCCGATGACAATGGCAAATACGGAGGACAGCACGCCCACATAGTTTTGCTTACCCCGCTTTTTTGGTCCGCTCATCAAGCCTCACCTGCCTTTCCCGCCATATCCTGCCGCTTGGATCCGGCCATGTAGAGTCCCAGCTCCTGGACGGTTACCTCCTGGGGATCCAGCTCCGCCACAATGGAGCCCTCAAACATCACCAGAATCCGGTCGCTGAGATTCATCACCTCATCCAGCTCCAGGGAGATCAGAAGAATCGCCGCCCCGGCGTCCCGCTGCTTCACCAGTTCCCGGTGAATGTACTCGATTGCACCCACATCCAGACCGCGGGTTGCTGAACCGCCAGCAGAATATCATGTTCCCTGGCGATCTCCCGGGCCACGATGGCCTTTTGCTGGTTACCGCCTGACATGCTGCGGACCACAGTGTCCGCGCCCTCTCCGCTGCGGATATCGAACTGTCCGATCAGTTGGTCCGCATACTTGTAAATCTCTTCGTTTTTCAGAAAGCTGGCCTTCTGGAACCTGGGCTCGAAATACTGCTGCAGCACCAGATTGTAAGCCAGATTATAGTCCAGCACCAACCCGTGCTTGTGGCGGTCCTCCGGCACATGGCTGAGGCCGTGGGTGTTGCGGTGGCGGATGGTCTTTTTCGTCACATCCTCCCCGTTCAGCGCGATGGAGCCGCTGCTCATCGCACCCAGACCGGTGATGGCGTGGACCAGCTCTGTCTGACCGTTGCCGTCGATCCCGGCGATGCAAACGATCTCGCCGCTGCGCACCTGAAAGCTCACGTCGTTCACCAAAAGCTTTGCATGTCCCTCCAGATGGGACTTGACGGAAATGTGATCCACCTCCAGGATGGTCTTCCCGGGGGACGCCGGAGTCTTCTCCACGGTCAGGCTCACCTTGCGGCCCACCATCATCTCCGACATTTCCTCCTTGCTCACCGAAGCCACATCCACGGTGCCGATATATTTTCCGCGGCGCAAAACCGAACACCGGTCCGCCACCGCCTTGATTTCATCTAACTTGTGGGTGATGAAAAGGATGGATTTCCCTTCCTCCACCAGATTCTTCATGATCTGCATGAGCTCGTCGATCTCCTGGGGCGTCAGCACCGCGGTCGGCTCATCGAATATCATGATCTCATTGTCGCGGTAGAGCATCTTTAAGATCTCCACCCGCTGCTGCATGCCCACCGTGATGTCCTCAATCAGGGCGTCCGGATCAATGTAAAGCCCGTAACGCTCGCTGAGCTCCATCACTTTTTTGCGGGCATCGTCCATTTTCAGCAGACCGTGCTTTACGGTCTCCATCCCCAGAACAATGTTCTGCAAAACGGTAAAATTGTGCACCAGCTTGAAATGCTGGTGAACCATGCCGATTCCCAGGGCGTTGGCGTCCAGCGGCCCTTTGATCTTTACTTCCTGTCCCTTCACCCGGATCACGCCCTTCTCCGGCTGGTAAAGGCCGAACAGAACGCTCATCAGGGTGGATTTGCCTGCGCCGTTTTCTCCCAACAGCGCGTGTATCTCCCCTTTTTTTAGCTGAAGAGTAATGTTGTCGTTGGCAATGATACCGGGAAATTCCTTCGTGATGCCCAACATCTCAATAATATAATTGTCCATACGGTTCCCCTCTCGTGTAAAACCGGTTGTCTGCCCTCCACCGCCCGGCGGGATGAAGGGTGCAGGCGAGCGGCCCCAGGCCGCGCCCGGGCTAATCGCCTGAAATACCACAGGGTGCCGGACGCGCCGGCACCCTGTGTGTGACTTGCTAAATCTCTGCCGCAAATTATGAACTTGAAGTGATTACTCTACAAAGGTCACCTTTGTGTTGGCCAGCTCCGTCAGATCCTTGGTGGGATCGTTGTTATCCTCGGAGAACTGAATCAGCGTGATCTCTCCGTCCGCCAGCTTCTTGTAGATGGCGTCATACTGTTCCTGATTGAACTTCTCAAACTTGGAGGTCTCCATCGGAAGTCCCACACCGCTGTTAGCCACCGTAAATACGGAGGTCTTGCCGCCCGGGAAGCTGCCGTCATAGAAATCCTTCACGCCGTCGTAAACAGAGTTGGAAAGCAGTTTCATAGCAGAGGTGATCACAGTATCGGACTCGCTGCTCTGATCCACGTCCACGCCGATCACCTTGGCCCCCTTCTCCTGCGCAGCCGCCATCACGGAGTTGCCTACCGCGCCGCCGCAGCCGAATACCACCTGTGTGCCGTTCTGGTACCAGGAAGCCGCCATGGACTGGGCCTCCGGGGTAGCCGCAAACGCGCCGGTATAGTTGTAGATAATCTCTATGCCGGTAACGCCGTCCTCAACAGCCGCATACTCTGCGCCCTGGACAAAGCCGTAGCCGTAGCGGATAACCGCCGGAACCGCCATACCGCCCATGAAGCCCAGCTTGGTATAACCGTCCTTCACCGCCGCATATCCGGCCAGGAAACCGGCCTGGTCCTCCTGGAACAGGATGGGCATCACATTGTCGTTTGTCTTGTAGGTGTAGGACGCATCGTGGGGCTCGCCGTCCAGCAGGATAAAGTGCACGTCCGGATACTTGTCCTGAGCCATATAGATGGGCTCTTCAAACAGGAAACCGGGGCAGACCACTAACTTCGCGCCGCCCTCGATGGCCAGACCGATGGTCTCTAAGTAGGAGTCCGTGGTGCCTTCCTGGGGCTGGTAATATTTATAGGAGATGCCATTCTCCTCCGCATATTTCTTTAAGCCCTCCCAGGCGCCCTGGTTGAACGACTTGTCGTCGATGGTGCCCAGGTCGGTCACCAGCGCCAGCTCATAGCCGCCGGAAGCCGCCGCCTCTGTGGGCGCCTCCGCGCTCTCCGCTTCTTTACTCTCCGCCTCCTTACTCTCCGCCGCAGCGGTCTGGGCCTCCGTGGGGGCCGCGGTGGACTCCGTCTTGGAGCCGCCTCCGCAGGCGGTCAGAGAACCGACCATGGCGGCCGCAAGGGCCAGCGCTAATACCGTTTTCTTCATAAGCTCAATTCCTCCTTTTTTGATTGTGAAAATACTGTTTCAAGTATGGTTTTAATTTACCACAAATTATGCGTTATTACAACCTATAAGCCGAATTTTCGTATATTTTGCCGGAATTGTCTATAAATGTACAGAGCCCTACAGGTCGAATAAAGAGAGCTGATTGGACTTTGGCAGATCCGGCAGCAAACCCAGATCCGCCATCAGCGTGCAGATAGTGCCGTTGACCTTACTCCGGTTGCTGAAATCCTCGATGGACAGGAACGCTCCATCCTTCACCGCGTCCACCACCGCCTCCGCCGCCTTGTCTCCCAGACCGTCGATGCTGCTTAAGGAGGGCATGATCTTGCCGTCGATGACCTGGAAATCCCTGGCCTTGGCCCGGTAGATATCCAGGGGCATGAAATCGAACCCGCGGGCGTACATTTCCTGCACAATCCTCATATCGCGCAGGGTATCCTGCTCCTTCTTGGACAGAGTGTCAACCCGCTTCTTATAGTCCGCCAGATAATACTCCAGCTTATCCCGTCCCTGGCACATGATCTCGTAGGAAAATGCGCTGGCGCGGATGCTGAAAAACGCCGCGTAGTAGGCCAGGGGATAAAATATCTTGCAGTAGGCGATACGCCAGGCCATCATAACGTAGGCCGCAGCGTGGGCCTTGGGGAACATGTATTTGATCTTCTTGCAGGACCAGATATACCATTCCGGCACCCCGTGGGCCGTCATCTCGGTGATCCAGTCGTCCTTTAAGCCCTTACCCTTACGCACGCTCTCCATGATGGTGAAGGAAAGGCCCTCGTCCATGCCCTGGGCGATCAGATAGATCATGATGTCGTCTCGGGTACAGATGGCGGTCTGAATGGTGGCCTTGCCCTCCTGAATCAAAGTCTGGGCATTTCCCAGCCACACGTCCGTGCCGTGGGCCAGTCCGGCGATCCGCACCAGATCGGAGAAATACTTGGGCTTGGTATCGATCAGCATCTGCATAGCGAAATCCGTGCCGAACTCCGGCACGCCAAGGGCACCCAAGGGACACCCGCCGATGTCGTCCGGCGTGATTCCAAGGGCCGCGGTGCTCTGGAACAGGCTCATGACCTCCCGGCTGTCCAGCGGGATATCCTTAACCGGGTCGATGCCCGTCAGGTCCTGCAGCATTCGGATCATGGTGGGATCATCGTGTCCCAGTATGTCCAGCTTCAGCAGGTTGTGGTCAATGGAGTGATAGTCAAAGTGCGTGGTAACCGTGGAGGTGGTCATGTCGTTGGCCGGGTGCTGGACCGGCGTGAAGGAGTAGATCTCCTCCCCCAGGGGAAGCACGATGATTCCGCCCGGGTGCTGTCCCGTGGTCCTGCGCACACCCACGCAGCCCTGAACGATGCGGTTGATCTCGCAGTTGCGCTTGCGGCTGCCCCGCTCCTCGTAATATTTCTTCACGTAACCGTAAGCCGTCTTGTCCGCCAGGGTGCCGATGGTGCCTGCCCGGAAGGTCTGACCCTTGCCGAAAATAACCTCCGTGTAGTCGTGAGCCTTACTCTGATACTCACCGGAGAAGTTTAAGTCGATATCCGGCTCCTTGTCCCCCTTAAATCCCAGGAAGGTCTCAAAGGGAATGTCGAACCCGTCCTTCTCCAAAGGCGTCCCGCACACCGGGCAGGCCTTGTCCGGCATATCGCAGCCGGCCATACCGGAGAACTTTTTCACTTCCTCGGAGTCAAAGTCATAGTACCGGCATTTGGGGCAGTGGTAATGGGGGCTTAAGGGGTTTACCTCCGTAATACCGGACATGGTAGCCACAAAGGAGGATCCAACGGAACCTCGGGAACCTACCAGGTAACCGTCCTCGTTGGACTTCCACACCAGCTTCTGGGCGATAATGTACATAACCGCGAAGCCGTTGGTGATGATGGAATGCAGTTCCCGCTCCAGCCGGTCCACCACGATCTTCGGCAGGTCCTCGCCGTACATCTCGTGGGCCCTGTCGTAGCAGATCTTGGTCAGCGTCTTGTCCGAGTCCGGGATCACAGGCGGGCACTTATCCGGCCGCACCGGGGAAATCTTCTCGCACATATCCGCGATCTTCCGGGTATTGGTCACCACCACCTCCTGGGCCTTGTCAGGTCCCAGGTAGTCGAACTCCGCCAGCATCTCCTCGGTGGTGCGCAGGTAAAGGGGCGCCTGGTCGTCGGAGTCCTTAAACCCCTGTCCCGCCATGATAATCCGGCGGTACACCTCGTCCTGGGGATCCAGGAAATGCACGTCGCAGGTGGCGCAGACCGGCTTTCCGAAATGCTCCCCCAGGTTCACGATGCGGCGGTTGATCTCCTTTAAATCCTCCTCGGTTTTCACCGTGCTCTTCTCATCCCGCAGCATGAAGGAGTTGTTTCCCAGAGGCTGGATCTCCAGATAGTCGTAAAAATGCACCAGTCTCGCCACCTCCGAGGCCGGAGCGCCCCGCAGCATGGCCTGGTAGAGTTCACCCGCCTCGCAGGCCGAGCCGATGAGAAGCCCCTCCCGGTACTGGCTTAACACGCTCTTGGGAATCCTGGGCCGCCTGGCGTAATAGGTCAGATGGGACCAACTCACCAGCCGGTAGAGATTGATGCGGCCGATGTCATTTTTCGCCAGTATGATCACATGGTAGGTGGGCAGCTTGCGGATCGTGTCCTCGTTCATGGCGTTTAAGGAATTTAACTGGTCCAGGGTCTCCACGTCCCGGTCCCGCAGCATCTTCACAAAAGCCGCGAAGATTTCCGCCGTACACCCAGCGTCGTCCACCGCCCGGTGATGGTTGGCCAGGGAAATGTTCAGGGCCTTGGCCACCGTGTCCAGCTTGAAACGGTTTAAATTGGGCAGCAGCAGCCTTGCCATGGTCACAGTGTCAAGCACCGTGGGGTTGAACGCAAGGCCCTGCTTCTCCGCGTAATGGCCGATAAATCCCACGTCAAAGGAAGCGTTGTGGGCCACCAGCGCCGCATCCCCCACAAATTCCAGAAACTGGGGGAGAATTACGTCGATCTTGGGATACGGCAGCACCATGGCGTCGTTGATGCTGGTCAACTTCTCAATGTCAAATGGGATCGGCACGTCCGGGTTCACAAAGGTGGAAAATTTATCCGTGATCTTCCCGTCCGTCACCTTCACCGCCCCGATTTCAATGATCCGGTTCTTTTCCGGGCTGAAGCCCGTGGTCTCGATGTCAAAAACCACATATGTATCGGCAAAGCTCTGGTTCCTGGAATTCTCCACCAGCTGCTTGGTGTCGTCCACCAGATACCCCTCCACGCCGTAGATGACCTTGAAGGTATCTCCCTTGTCCAGGGCGTGATTGGCGTCCGGGAAGGACTGCACGCAACCGTGGTCCGTCACCGCGATGGCGGACATCCCCCATTTCTTGGCCCGCTTGATGATATCCTTCACCTCGGAGACACCGTCCATGTCGCTCATCTTGGTATGGCAGTGCAGCTCCACCCGCTTCTCCAGGCTGCCGTCCATGCGCTTGCTGGTGAAATCGTCGCACTTCTTGATGCCCACAATGGAGCCAAGGGTCAGCTCTCCGTCGAACTTGTCGATGGTGGTCACGCCCTTGATGCGGATGAAGGAGCCCACGTTGATCACACCCTTGACCTCCTCGAACAGCTCCGGCCGCACGAACATTTTCACGCTGATGGTATCCGTAAAGTCCGAGATGTCGAAGGTCAGGATGAATTTACCGCTGCGCAGCTCCCGGCTCTCGCAGGTGAGGATCTTGCCCCGCAGGGTCACCTCGCCCATCTCCCCGTCGATCTTCTCGATTTCCAGGAAGTCGTCCTCGAAATCGCGGCCGTAGAGCACCTCCGGGTTGTTGGACTTTTTGACCGTAAAGCCCCGGTCCCCGAAGCCTCCCCGGTCCTTTCCCCAACTGCCCTTCTGCTGGCGTCCGCCTTTGTTGAGCTGGCCATCCCGGCCCTTGCCCTGGGAGATGCCGCCGTTTCCATTTCCCGCCTTTGCATTCCCCGGCGCTGCCCCGGAGCCTGTCCCAGCCGGTGAAGAGCCCGGCACGCCCTGTAAGTTGGCGCCCATGGTCTCTAAGCCCTCTCCGCCAACGTCGCCGGATGCAGCCTGCTGGAGCAGCATGTCCCAGGGAGCCGCATCGTTGCCGCCGCCCACAAAGTCCTGTCCTCCGCC